GATCAATCCGGGCCAGCTCCGGGGAAAGGGCGGCCAGCATCTGTGCCAAGTCGGGCTGTAGTTCCAGATCGAACGCCGGCCCCGGCGGCAACAGTTGTTGCAACTGCTGGAAGTAGCTCGCCTCAATCACGTCCATGTGAACACCCCGGGTACCGCCACTTGATTAGGCTTGATCACCACATCAGCAGCCGGCTCAAACACCACATGATCGGCTTCCCCCGGCGTGTTGCTGATCGCTGCGCGCACGTGCGTTGTCAGCAGCGTTTTGCCGGGGCCGCCTTCGTCGTCAATCAACACCCGCAACGACTGCTCAACGGCCGCCCGCAGCGCTGTGCTGTCGGGTTTCACACTCAGCCTGAAATTCAGCGCCAAAGGCTCAGGGGCCAGCGCGTAAACCTCAGACGTCACCGGGCGTTTCTGATCCAAGTAGGCTTGGACTTCGGCCACTTGGGCCGCCGTAGGGATCAGATCCGGGTCACTGTCGCGCACGAATACCAGGCCAAACGTGCCCGGCCCCATCCAGCGCGGCAAGGCCCACGCCCGGGTCACGCCCGGCACCTCTAAAGCCCACTCTACAAAGTCCGCACCGCTGCCGACCTTGCTGGGGTTCTTAAAGGCCGCTTGAACCCGCGCCCTTAACGCCTCAATGCTTTCCTGATCGGCACCGCCCACAATGCCGTCAGGGCCGATCACAGCGGTTGAACTGACACCAAGAACGGGCGTCACTGCCGTGAGGCTGCCGCCCTCGATGTTGCCAATGGTGCCAATGTCTTCGGCGACCACCTTCAAGCGTGCCCGGCCGCCGACCAGCGTGGCTGATTCAGCGACCACGTAGCGGCGGCCATCTTTGGACTGGTATAGCTGGCCAGCGTCCACCAGGGCACCGTTAGCCCCCTCAACCTCAGCGAGCCCACCCGCAGGAACAGCCGGGGTTGGGCCGTCCTCCAAACGCCAATCCGCCCAGTTGAGCAACATGGCTTCGTCACACGTTGCCGGGTTGGACTGGCGAGCGACCCAGGCTTGAAAGCCATACAGCTCAAACGCGGCGCCACTGAGCGCACGGGCCGCCACCTTGGCATCAGTGCGGCGCAGTGCATCCGGGGCGTTGCGCTCAAAGTCGGACTCAGTGCGCTTGATCAGCGCTGGCAGCGTCGGTATCTCATACGCCATTGATCAGCCCCCACGTATCATTGAAATTCAGTTCCAGCGCTTCGCCGTGCAGCTCGATCAGCGTCACCCGCAAATTCATGCGGTCATTGCCTTGGCGCTCTGCCGTTACCGTAACGCTCGTCAGAACCCCGTCATCGACCAGCCAAGCCAACGCCTCATTGGCGTAGGCTTCGGCGTCCTTGAGCGTGTCAGCCACCAGCGTGCGGCGCGACAACAGCCACAGCCGTGACCCAATCTTGTCGCCGGCAACAGACGGCACGCTGTCGCCCCACCAACCCTTTCGGTCGCTGTCATCCACCACGTCATCTGGCCCCGCGCGGCGCCACGTAAACAGGCTGATCGTCACGGCGCGGCGCAAGGTTTCCTCACGCGTCATGCACCACCCCCGACCGGCGGGCCACTCTGTTTGTCGCCCATTTCAACACCGTCATGCAGGTGTTTAATCTGGCTGACCCCACCGGCGATCTGATCCCCGGCCGACTCAATACGCCCGGTCGTGGTGATCACCGGCGTGTCAAAGTTCACGGACTCAGACGCCTTGACGTTCAGCGTCACGGTTTCAATGTCGATCACACGATCACGCTTGAAGTGAACCCGGTCGCCTTCGTCCGTGTAGATGGCCACCTCACCCGGCTTGAGCCCCTGAACACGAAAGCGGCGGTCTGACACCATGATCACCACCCCGTGGCTACGGTCGCCGCCGATAAAGCCGGCCAGCGCCTCGGCGCCGCTTTGCGGGCAAGACGTAAACCCGTAGGGCTCCAGGTGTTCAACGCCGTCCTTGACCTCACCGGCCAACAATCGCAGTTGAAGGCTTTGCAGCTTGCTGGCCGAGCTGGCCAAGGCCACCACGCCGCGTGCTAAAACGTTTGCTAGGCCGTTTCTCATGGCTTGTAGTCCGCTGGCAGTAGATATTCGAAGTTGTCCGTAGACTTGCCCTTCTTGAGCTTGCGCTTTTCATAAGCGTCATTTGGCTCAGGCAAAAAGGTTTCAGGCGGGGCCACCGTGATTTTTGCCGTGGTGCCTTCTTTGCCCAGCTCGTAGCTGATCTCACTGATCAACATGTCACGATCAAAACCAATGAGCGGATCCACCAGCCGCACAAGCATGTTGTGCCGCCACAGCGCCCCATTGCTTTGTCGCCACCCCTGAATGGTGTAACTGACCGTCAAGGCCTTGCCGATAGCGTTAGCCCGCTCCCACTCGACCCGTTTGCGCGCAATCGCTTCGCTCGATTGGCCTGACTGGTTGATCACCTTCACCCGGCGCCGCTTGATACGCTCGTCAACTATCCGCGCTTCGATTTCACTGGCCTCAGCCCCAAAACTGGTATCCGTGCCGCTACGCTGACCCTTGCTGACGTACTCGGAAAAGACGTTGGAAAAGTCCAGACTGGTTTCACCGGACAGCACGTTTTTACCCAGTTCCAGCGTGTCGACCGCACGCCCTGCGCTGCCCGGGCTGGCAATCACTAAGCGCCCTTCGGCATCGTCGGTGCTGAACAAAAGCGACTGCGTTAACAGCCGGTCGATGCTCTCGAAAGCCGTCTCCCCCGGCTCAATCGTGTGATCTTCAATGCCCTCGCTAGTCTTGGCATCGTTAACCACCTTAATTCCGTACTCACCGGCAATGGCCTCAACGATCTTTTGCACGCTTTGGCCACGCCACTGGCCCGGCTTGTTGACCGCGCCGCAGTCCACCAGATCCGCCGTGCAAGAGCGACCGGCAACGCTCAGCGTTATCGACTCAGCGTCGTAACGGATCGGTGTCGAAAACACGTAACCCGTTAACACCAGGTCTTGGCCAATGCGCAGTTCCAGCGCTTCGCCTTGGCGGATTCTGATCGGCACGTCACCACCACCCGGCCACCGCCAGGTGATCCCCAGGGTAAAGTCCCGCGCCTGTCGCTCAATGCCAGCACCAATGCTGACCGACAACCAACCGGCGTAGTCGTGCCCACCCACACTAAGAGTGACTTTGTTCACATCATTCATGGTCAGGTCTTCGCTACTTGAAGTTCTGTTGCCGGCACAAAGCCCGGGTGACGCACGCGGTTACGCGTAACGATTTCGCCGCTGCGCAGCGCATCGCCGTACAGCGCATGAGCCAACACCAACGCCGAGACCGTCTCTATCGGCGCATAGGTGCGCAGACCTATGCCGCTTCGGGCCACTTCGGTCAGGTGCCGGTCAAGGGCCAGCCGAACGCCGCTCAGCGCGCCAAAGTGTTCTGGCTGGCTGTCACCGGCAACAGACCACAACGCGTCACTGATCGCGTCACGCGCGTCCAGAACGTCATCAGCGACCGGAACAGTCGTTTCGACCGAGCTACCCGCCTCGACCGTGGCGCCTTGCTGGGCCAGTTGCACGTCCAGGTCGGCCGGCTCACTGACACCCTCACTTACCGCTATAGGGACTTGGGCCATGTCCAGCAGCAAATCCAAGAGCGCGGCATCCTGAATAAGCCCAATCACCGCCGCTTGGATCATGGCCACTTCTTCGTTATCCGTAACGGGCGCCGAATCGCGCAGCGACGACAAGGCCGAAGCTTTGGCCTTAACCCCCTTAAACGACCCGCTCGCACCGTAGCCGCTGAACGTGCGCTTAAGGCTTGAAATATCACTTAGCAGGCTGGCCGCAAACGCGCCCGGCGCGTTGATAATGGAATACACAAACGCATCCAGATCAGCCGCCAAGGTTGTAAAAGGCTTGAGAAAGCCAATCGCAAAGGCATGAACGCTGGCTACCGCAGCCCGCACAGCGCTAACGCGCTGCCAAACTAAATCGACCTTGCTCATTGCCTCGGCGTACCGGCTTTTGATCGAGTCCAGCAAGCCCGGCGCCTGTTCTGCCAGCAAGCGCCGGGTATTGGCCGACTGAACCGGGAAGGCCAGCATGCCGTCGATGAACGCCATGCTAAAGCGCACCACGCCCATTTCATTGCGCGCGTGGGACACCTCACAATCGCCGGCCGTAACCGTCATCCGCCCGAACCAAGGGTGCACCAACTCCCCCGGGCCGGGCGTGTCCAGCGCTGTCAGCAGCTTGTCACGCTGCGCAAGGCAGTCATCCCCCGCTACAAAGCCCGTGAATTTGTACTCCCGCGTGCGCCGCCCAAGATCCTCCACGTAGGGCTGATCCCGCTGGGGGTATTCATGCACTTGCGTGCGGCGGCCCACGTTCACACTGTCGCCGTCCAGCCAGAACGGCACCCCCCGAAAGGAGGCGCCTTGCATCCTGTCGCGCCACTCACTCATTGACTAGTTCCCCCAAGCGAGCGATAGCCCACTCTCGGCGTGACAGAAAGCCCCGGTTGATTGCTGGTACCAGGATCAGCACGCATACCCGCCGGCGCGTTTTCAAAGCGCACCACCAAACCACCCTCAAGCTGCGTTCTTGATTGGGCTTGAGCCTGCATCAGTAACGATTGGCCGGGTGATTGCCCGCCCGAAGACACCAACGGACTCGGCCCCATTGCGGCGCCGCTGTAGTTGACCAGCGGACTTGAGCCGCTACCGCTGCCCCCGCCAGTGGTCACAATCCCCAGCTTTCCGCCGACCCACTCACCCATCTGCATAAGGGGTTCAAGGTACGGCTTTATCCGCTCATACATGTTTTTGAACCATGTAACGATCGGATCCCAGTTGGCGATAATCTGGCCAATCGGCGTGAAGGAAACAAAGGTTTTGAACCGTTCCCACAGGGCCGTCAGTGGCCCGCCAATGCGCTCCCAAACCGCTTCAAAGTACGGCGCAACGCTCGACCAGTTGGCAATCAGCAAGCCCGCTGCCAGCGCAATGCCGCGCACGATCAAACCCACCGGGCTCATGCCCACGACTGAGCTAAAAATCTTGGTGGCCACCGTGGCCCCCATGACTGCCAGACGCAGCACGCTGAAGCCGATAGCAGCCCCCAACAGCCCTTTGACCAGCCAAGGGTTGGCCCCGGCCAACTCGCCAACCATGCTGATCATCGGGCCAAGGGTCGCGATTGCCTCATTGAGCGGTGGCAAGAAGATATTGCCGACCGTGATACCCGCACTGACAAGCCGGTTAGTCAGCAACTGAATGGCGTTGGCCGTAGTGCTTGCCCGAGACGAATACTCGGCCTGCATCGAGCCCGTGTACTGCGCCTCATCACCAGCGTTTTTGAAGTTCCGCTTCAACAAATCCAGGTTTGTCAGCATCGGCGCGATTGCCCCGACCGACTCTGTACCGAACAAGTCCGTCAGCACCCCGGCCTGCTTGGTTTTATCGACCTTC